CCTTGCCCTGATCGACCCCGATTGGCTCGACCGGCATCCCCTTCTTTCGGCGGCGGCGCAGGCGTTGAGTTCTGCGGGTTTTGTCCTCGATCAGTGGGCGTGCCGAACCGGAGACCCCTTTAATAGGAATGCACCAGCGGCGCTTTTCGCAGAAGTCATAGACCATGCTGGTGTTGTAACCGGAATCGATGGCGGCGACCTTGACGCCCCACTCTTTAAGGGTGTCGTGCAGATCGTGCCAGACTTCATCCAGGGCCGTCTCGCCACCGAGAATCAAATGGGTTTGCACCCAGGTCTCTTCGGTGCTTTCAATATCGATAATGGTCAACTCGATGCGGTCCTTCTGAATATCGACCCCTGCGGCACGCAAAATGACTGGCATGGTTTCTGGGAAGGTTTCCAGGCGGGTGATTAGGGTGATGGCCTCTATGCCTTCGCCCTCTTCTTCCCAGGTCTCGGCCAGGTAGGTATTGACGAAGGCTTTGAGTTTATTGGTATCGCCTTGCGAGTCGAGCCATTTTTGCGCGATATCTTTCCAGGTCAAGCCCAGGCCGAACTTTATATAAAAGCTGTTTAGATGATAACTGCGGTGCTTTTTGACTTCGGGGTGTGCGGCAATCCATTGACCCTGGTCGAGCATGCTGTTTTTTTGAAACTCTTCGATATTGTTTTCACAGCCTGGGCAGATAAAGTAGGCGCTCTCGACCAGCTTTTTATTTTCGGTCTCATTGTCTGACTTAAGCACCAGATTCCAGCGAAAGTTTTTAAAACTCAGGGTGTGTAGATGGCCGCAGTTTGGGCATGGAATATAGCGATGTCTCTGATCACCTTTATTAAATAGCCCCTCGACAATCGAGAAGTCCTTGCGGGTGGGCGTGGAGAGATAGAAGGATTTGGCGCGACTGAAAGTTTTCTGGCGGTTCTCGATCAGGGTAATGGGATCACCTTCGCCGCCAACATCCCAGGGAAAAGCGTCTATCTCATCGGCCAAAACATAGGGGATATGCTCGGCACGTAAAGAGTCCGGCGAGTTTGCACCCGATTTGATAATGCGAATAGGGCCTATCTCGACCATGTCTTTGCGGTTACTGTCGTCGCGGCTGGCGCTGCTGGACAGGTCGGCCAAAACGGTTGACTCGGAGAGCAGGCGCTTAAACTTGGGGTTGAAGGTACGGTCGCGCAGCTCCAAAGTCGGCACCACATGCAGTAGGTCCATTTTGGCGTACTCAATCACATAACCGACCCAGTTCATACCGATCTCTGTGCCGGAGATACCGGAGGCTTTCATAAAAGTGACACTGCGCACCGGTGAATGCACCGATAAACTGTCCATGATCTCGGTGGCGTGGGGTGCATTGGCATTACGCCATGGCCCTGGTAAATTTGTGCCAGTTTTCATATAGCGGTGCTGCTCCGCCCACTGGCTGACGGTCAATAGTTTGCGGGGTGTGACGGCTTTTTTATAAGCCTTGCCCAAGGGTTCATCGGTTAGATTGGCTTGAACATCCAAGCCGATCTGCTTAAGCCAGTCGTGGGCGGTGTCGCTCAAAAGATAATGCACTTGAGTCTCATCACTTTCACCCGCGATGGCATCGGCAAACTGCACAGCCAATTTTTGCAAAGCCGTGGCGACCAAGGCCTTAATAACCTGCTGGGCATTTTCGGCATCCGCTTTGGACACTGTGGCCATAAACGCACTTTCAAATACTTGCTTGGCCAAAGTGGCCTTGATCTTGTCTCGCTCTAATTGTGCTTGCGCTAGGGTTGCCATATCAAATCCTTATTGACGGTTCTGTGATTGAGCAAAAGCAACCTGCTGCGGGTTCATCGGTGAACCATCTGGGTTGTGATAAGCTTGGCCAGGCGGTTGCGGTGGCATTGCCGGCGGTTGCTGGCTTGCTTGCTGCTCAAGGCTTGGAGCACCGCCTAGCATTTGCATTTGACCATCGAAGCCATTGACAACCACCTCAGTCGTGTATCTGTCATTGCCTTGTTTGTCTTGCCACTTTCGAGTCTGCAGCTTACCCTCCAAATAGACCTTGGAACCTTTACTCAAATACTGCCCTGCAATCTCAGCGATCTTGCCGAACATGGACACTCGATGCCACTCTGTTTTCTGTTGCTTTTGGCCAGTGGCTTTATCGTTCCACTCATCACTGGTGGCGACACTTAGATTGGCGATGGCATTACCATTGGCCGCATACTTGATCTCTGGATCGGCACCAAGCGTGCCGACTAGAATGACTTTATTGACTCCGCGCATGACTTTTTTTCCTTTTTATGATTGCCCGATCAAACTGCACCAGGCCTGGTTGGTTTAAATTGTTTAACTGATCTGCTCGATAATGGCGTCTATTTCGGTTTGCATTTTGGTCGAGCGCTCGTTTTCATCGGTTAGGATTGAAATCTGCGGGGCTAGATTGTCGATCAGGCGCTCGACTGCACTGCGCAACTGGTGGCCCTGCAGTTGAATGGCGCGTTTAAAATCGTCTGCATTGAGTCTTAAGCCTGTTCTGATAGATTCATCTAGCTTTAACTGTTGATTGCCACAGTTGAGCGCTACGGCTTTGTAATAGGCTCTATCCTCTCCAATCTCTATGGCATTGAGCTGCATGTCTGGAATGTCTGCCCCAAGGTTTTCACTATCGGCTGCACTTGTTGCATTTGTTGCGTTTGCTGTTGCGTTTGTTGCGCCAGTAATAGTTTGGCCGCGGTTTTGGGTATGTCTGTCGGCTACGTCGCCACGTGCGCCTTGTGTGGCGTTGATAAGGTCGATACTTTGCTCGACTATCACACGGCCATTTGGGGCGAGTGCCAAGCGCCCTGCTTTTGCCCAACGACTGACGGTGCTTTTGTTGACGCCTTGACGGTCTGCAAATTGTGTCTTGGTTTCGATGATCATGCGTCTCTGCCGTGGTTGGTGCCTCTGCCTGGGGTTTAATAGGGTCCCAGGGAAAGGCGGTGGCTTGCTTTAAACTGCCGAAATCGGCTTAAATCCTTAAAAATTACAGAAATTACAGGCAAATTACAAAATAAAACTCTATAACTTACTGATTTTTATAACTAATTACACTTATTACGCAAATTACATATATAAATCCCGTATGCGAGGCAGTTAATAGACACCCTTGAATCTATGCGCTTGTGTGCGCGGGTGTCTGTTTTTGCGTAATTTGCGTAATTTCCTTTTTAATTCAATGCTTTAGCTGTAATTTATTGCGTAATACGCTGTAATTTGCGTAATTTAACAGGCTGTTTTTGGGTTTAAGGTGCATAGATGCCGCCGTTAAACTGTGCCTCAAAGCCTAAAACGGACTCTGTGCGCCACTCTGCCAGGCCTAGACCTTCTTTTTTAAAGCAGATATGCGCAGCGCTTTGGCCCTCGGTCTGTTTTTTCTTGATCTCGTCAAGCAAAGCGTCGGTCGGCTCGGCCAGTCTTGTGCTTTTCTGACCGCCGCTCATGTGCAGGTTGTCGTAGACTGATGCGGTGACTTCGTTTATGCCGAACTTTTTAAGGTAGGGCATAAACTGACGGGCGTTGCGCGGAAAGCGTTCGCCATTGAAGTTGCACCACTTTTGATAGACTCGATAGAGCATGGTTTTTTTGACGGGACCAAATGGCAACTCTAAGTCGCCGCCGATCCAGTCGGACATAAAGGCCTCTGGAGTGTCGGCGTTAATGGCCATTAGATTTTGTTTGGCTTTGGTCATAGGCGGTTTGCTGTAGTGTTTGAAATCACCTAGGTCGATTTGTAGTAGTAGCTGATGAAAGGCTTCAAGCCCTCCGCTCTCGATCTGCTCGACCAGGTCATAATAAAATGACTCTTCTAGTTTTTTGGGGGTCCAGACTACAAAGTGACGGCGATCATCGCCCTCTAATACGACGGGGTTGTGTTCGTTTGATAAGAAGACGAGGTTTAAATGGTTGCGCTCTTTGGTGGCGGCGACATTTTTGGGGTTTATGCGAATCCATTCGCCGGTGATCATGCCTTTGAGTTGGTTTTTCATGTGGTACATATCGGAACGGGCGACGACTTCATCGGCGACGGCGAACAGTTTGCGGGATGCCCAGTCGGAGTTGAATTTATCTTCCATGGCCCCTTGGTTGATTACGATGCCGTAATCGCCGTAAATTCTGGCATAGGTTTCCCAGAGCAGTGATTTACCGGTGCCTTGCAGACCGTGGAAAACCAAGGCAGTTTGCATTTTGGCACCTGGGTTTTGGATTGGGTAGGCCATCCAGTTTAGGACCCAGTTGTAGACCTCTTCGCTATTGAGCTCTGAATCGCAAAGGTATTTAAGGAGGTCTAAAACCTTGCTGCAGCCTGCGACTGGATCTTCAAGTTCTGCAGGTTTGGTTGGCCAGCCGGTGTACATATTGCATTTGATATTGTTGTCTCTGAGCGTTGGATCAAAACCGATTTCGTCAAGATAGACGGCGTTGCTTTCCCAAACTGGGTGCGATTTAACGTCGTCAAAGCGGACGCCTTTCATAAGCATCTGCACCATCTTATTGCGCTTGCACATTTTGTGGGTCCAGGTGTCGAAAACGTAGTCGCCGGTGTCGTCATCGCAAAAACGAAAACGTGCCACTATCTCATCAACTTCTAAAACAGAACGGGCTTGATTACGCTCCCCCTCCCCCTGTTGTGTGGGCAGGATTTTGGTGGCCGGCTTTTGCGTGATTAGGTCTTGGGCGACGGCTTCGATTTGAGAGCGTACCAAGTGAAGGCCGCCCGATGCGTGGCAGGCTAGATCATTAAAGTCGTTTAGCTTTTTGCCGTTGCGTATATCTTGGCCTTCGGCGTCTATAAAATTGGGAATTATGACCAGGCCACCGACTGCCATGGCGGCTAGTTTGGAGAGTTCGACACCGGCGTTTTTCTTGTTGTGCAGGCCGCCGCATTGGGTGCAGCGCTCGGTGATCACTGTGGTCATTTTTGTACATAATATGCACTTTTGAATGTAGTCGTCATCGGCGCAGATCACTATAGTCGTGCGCGGATAGGCTTTTTTAAGTTCTTTTACAGCGGGTAAAATATTGTTGACGTTCCAAACGCAGGCGGTCGGCAGGCCAGTGGCCTCCAGGATCGTGGCGAAGGTGGCGTAACCTTCGGCGATCAATAAAACTTCGTTTGGCATTGATGAGAGATGGAAGGTGCCGCGCATATCTAGGTCGGCTGGGTAGAATTCTTTTTTAAGCGATCTGCTGTTGTTAGATCCGCGAATGATTTGCAGGCCGTGCATATTGCTTTTGGCATCGACCATCGGGATTACCATGGCGTCTTCTTCGCCTGGGTGGAATCTGATGCCGTGGGCTTGCACTTGTTTTATCGTTAAATATGAGCAGTCGCCTTCTTTTGACGATTTGGACCAAGTGTCTTTGGCTATTTTTGCGGCCTTCTCAGCGAGGAATTTGCGCTCGATCTCTGCTTTGCGTAGCGTTTCTTTATGCTGGGCGCGGATGGCGTCACGCTGCTCCGGTGAAAGCTTGATTGTTTTGTCTAATTTGATGGTCTCTTTAAGATTGTCCTGGCCTTTCCAGTAGCCATAAGAGCCTACGATAAAGGTCTTGCCCTCTATTTGCATTGAATTGAACCAGTACCAGCCGGCCTTTTTAGCCTTCTCTTTATCGACCGGACACATGTCTAAATTGACCGCGCAGCGTTTTGCTTTTGGCGTATCGACTTCGACGCTGTTTAGTAAAAGGCCAAAATCTTGAAGCGTGGCCAGTATATTTTCATAATTTTCATACATAATCTTAAATCTCTGAGTTGCCTATGTTTTCAGCCCATCGCCTAGAGAGAAACTGCGCCTCTACGCACCCGTCTAGGGGAAAGCCCCAAAAGTACCTTTCCTTCTGGACGCTCTTGTTTGCCGCTTGCTGTTGCTTGTGGCTGTTGC